AGTTGGTGGTACTGGTGTCACAGTTGGTGTAGGAGTAACATCTATATTTGGTGTCACAGTTGGTGTAGGAGTAACATCTATATTTGGTGTCACAGTTGGTGTAGGAGTAACAATAGGTGTTGATGTTACATTTGATGTTACAGTAGGAGTAATTGTTTGAGTAGGAGTAATTGTTTGAGTAGGTGTAATTGTTAAAGTAGGTGTTATAGTTTTAGTTGGTGTAATTGTTTGAGTTGCCGTGATTGTTTGAGTTGGTGTAATTGTTAAAGTAGGTGTTATAGTTTTAGTTGGTGTTATAGTTTGAGTTGGCGTGATTGTTTGTGTTGGTGTAATTGTTAAAGTAGGTGTAATTGTTGGTGTTGGAGTAGGAGTTGAACTTGTTTCCGATGCAAATCCACCAGTAAAGACACAATAATCTAAATTAATTGCGGTACCACCACTAAAATCACAATCATACGGCTCATTGAATTCTATTGTTATAACTTTAAAAAGTAAATCACCTATAGTACAATCATTATATCCATATTTGTGTGATTTAAATCTTATTTTCTTTACACCCGATTCATCTGTGAAAATCTCATAAGAAAATATATCAATTGTTGTATATCCAGTTGTACCACCAGTTGCATTTGTAATACTATTTGGAATTTCATATGGTGAATTTTCATTTACATAATCAATAACATTTTCCGTTGCTTTTAACCATAATCTTTGGAGTTCCTCGATATCAGGGTTTAAGCTAAAATCGGTCGTGTCTGGTGGACATGTATTATATAATTGTGCACTTGTACCTGTAATTGACGTACAGCCACTTAATAAAGCATAATGATTTGGATTATGTGTTTCACCAGAATAGGTAATACCATCAATCTCAAACGCGGGATAAAATCTTACAGAACCATTTTTGTTTGTATCTGTAGAACCAATATCACCATATATTGAATCACTTACATCATTCTCAACCTCATCAATTATTGTATCAAAATCAGGATACAAATCTTCTATAATTTCAACTGGCTGACACGGTTTTATGTGTTTGTATTTAGGTCTACCGAATATATTATTCTCAATTAAATTACCACCAGTCCATAGTGTTGTTGCGGGTATTACTTGTTCTAATACCTGTATCCAATACGGACTCATTTTTGAGATAAACTCATTTACATCGGGATAATTGTATGGTGTGAAACCTGTAGAAGATATATAATCTTGAAAAATATCCTCAAATTTTATATAATTTTTTTTATATCTTATTGTATGTGAATTATTTATCTGAGTACTTAATGTTCTATCCACATACTCAGCAAAAGTAATACCTGTTTGTGGTTCTAATGTTTGACTACCAAATGAAATTTCTAATTCTCTTGATTTTCTCCATATATCATAATTGATTGCATTTGCGGATGACAAATAAACTTCAATATTTTTTCTATTAAAAATAAATGAACCAAAATTGTCTGCAACTTGTCTTTGTCTATTATCTATTTTACCAATAATTTCATAACCCGTATCTAAACCTGGTAGACTTCTAAAAATATCAAAATAATCTTCTCCATATGTAAAAGATTTGTTTTTTGTTTTTATAGTTTTAGTTCTTCCAGTCAATACAGAATTTTCGGTATCTATAATATCTATTGATCTATGATTTAATGTGGTGTCATACCAACCAGCTCCCTTTTGAAAGAACACATTAGATGATTCGTCATATGCTGTTTTAGGAAACTTAGTCCCTTCTGTAACTGGATATGAATCTAATGTGAAAGTAGTTGACCCTGTTAAGGTTTCTACTTGATATGTAAATCCACTTTGTATAAATTTTGCAACATTTATCTTTTTAGTACCCGAAACAACATTGTAAATGTCTCCGTCTAAATCAAATGATTTTGGAAAAGATGTGATTTGATAAACGAATTCGTTTATTTTAATCATAGGTTCAGGTGCACCTAAGAATCTTAAGAAGAATTCAATAGATGAACGTGTACCTTTTGATTTATATATATGAGATAAATTAACTAATAACCTTCTGTAGAATTCATATTCTGCATCAATGACTGTTTTACCAACAGATAATCCTGAATATTGTGTATCTTGTCTTGTAAATAGTAAATCTTCTAATTTCTTTTCATCAAATAAATTAATTGTGGATAAACCAAGTGTATTAGACAGATTTTTTAAAAGTATATCAGGTAAATTATTAATACCATCATAACTTACATTTCTCATGTAAGCAATGTTTTCGATGTATTTTTTTACTCTATCAAAATTATGTCCATATAATTGAAAAATTGCTTCCGCTTTTTTATCATCAGTATCAAACTCAAAAAGTTGTGGTGATGACATAAATCTAACAAATAAATTAGATTTATATTCATCAACCTGTTCTGCAATCTCTGATAATTCTCTAACGTATATATCAAATTCTAATCCAACAATTTTAATATTCCAATTATCTTCTGAAATTGGCCAAGTAATTTGAATATCAGATAATACTGTTTCTGATTTATTAATACTATCTTTTGGTATTGAGAAAGTTGCCGTATACTTAGGATTCGTTTCTCTATTTAATAAACAATCCTCTAATTCATCAATATTAGTAAAAAAATCTTCTACTAATCCATCGTTTGGTCTAATTAAAAGATTATCACTATAATTTGTAAGTTGGTTAAATGGTTTTCCCTTAACTTTTAAAGTAATTGTATTATTAATATTGGGTTCTGTATATGATACGATATCATAAGTAATACCACTTAATTCAATTACATATTTTGAAAATGAAGAGTAAAAATTTCTTAATTTATTTTTTGTATTTGATTCAACCTGACTATTTGGTTTTACAAAAACAACATCTAATGGATTGAATAATCTACCGTAATCAACATCAAATTGAGTAGTATTTAAACTAACATCATGTGATATGTTTTCAATAGTATAATTTGAATTTCTTACTGAACTGTCTTTATTGATTAGAACACCCGCTGGAAATTTTTGAATTATATTTGTTACCGAAACACCAACTCTATTTTTTAATGAACCAAATAAAGATTTATTAGCGTCATTTTTTGAACTTCTAAATTTGACTTCTTTTTTCTTTGACTCTAATAATTCTTCCTCGGAATTATATTTTTCATCTTTAATATCGTCTAAAGTTAAAAATTCAGAAAACTGTCCTGATCTAAAAGTTTTAATGTCTCTATCAGGAATTGTTCTGTCAATTGCAAAGTTCGTATTAGTCAATTGGCTAGTACCATCGGTAATTTGTCTACCGACTAAACTATCACTAAATGTTTCTGCGCCCGTTGCCGCTTGACTTGGAACCTTTCTTCTTGCCATTATTAACTAATATCATCGAAGTTTAATGTCTCATCAATATCTGTTTTTTCCTCCCTAACTTCATACAAGGTTTCATTGAATTCGTCCTTAACTTCATATAGGTTGTACTGTTTGTAGATATCGTTATTATTATCATAAATGGTGTATATACCTGACGAAACCGCTTTACTTTGATTACCATATAGTGCGTGTGCCAATGTAGAGGCATCGTGTTCTACCATTTCAATCTCCACCGTGGTAGGATTAAAAAAAGTATTCGTCATAATAATATCCTGTCCTGGCTCCCCGATAAATGGTACTACATTCGGTCTACTTGATGGTGCGGACGATGGTGTGACAGTTAAAAACATCAAATTACTTGTTGTATTACTATATTGATATCTAATTGCTTTTTGTGTTGTACTAGTTAAATTAGATACCACAGGTGTACAATAAAAAGAAGATGTTACTATTCTATAAAAATTTGGGATTTTACTGGAATCATCTTTTAAGTATTCTATTCTATAACCAACTAACCCTTGTGGGGTAAATTTACCTCTATCTGTTTCGGGTACATTTGATAAATCAATTATCAAACCTCTAACTGAAGGTAATGAAGCCAAAATTCCACAATCTGTAATTGATAATCTTATTTGTTTTGGTCTTATGTGTAAAGTATAGATACCTAAATCTGAAAAATCAGATGAACTTAATTTTAAATTGTATAAACCACCTATAATTTCGTTACCTGATGCACTTCCGTCATCTGAATTGTCTGTATTATCGTTGTGAAAAATAGGTGTTAAAATATTCTCAGAAGATAACTTTTTAAGGGTAACCTCCGAAGTTGATAATCTATTTTGTACATAATGAAGGAATATATCCACATCTGATGGGGATACATCTGCCGGTCTTATTGTTCCGTAACTACCTACTGCCATAACTTTTATTTATAAATATAATTTTTATTGTTTTCTGATATTAAAATATCCATTTCCATATATAGACAATTCACCTGTATTATCAATTTCACTAAGTCTTAGTGTTCTCTCTAAAACACCTTGTTTTCCTCTCTCAACAAAAATGTCAGAATATACGGTTGGGTCATCAACGAACCCTAAAAAGTGTTCGTTTCTTGTAATCATGTCTCGTATAATTTCATCCGCACGTATTTCTTCTTTGGTGAATCCTGTTGTGTTACCAGTAATTAATGTTGTC